TATGAAATAAATCCATCATAGCTTGTATAATTATCTTTTAAGTATTTACACCAATTATTATAATTTTGCTTAATATAGCTTAAAATAGCTTGTTTTTTAGGTGTTATAATGCAATCAATAGTATCATTGGAATAATTATAATATTTAGGACTATCTACTTTTATAAATTCAATATCTTTTATAAAGTTTGATAATTCATTTTCTACAATTTCACATAATTGATTTGATACATCATTTTCATATTTTTTATAATCTATACTTTCAATATCTTCAATATCTTCTGGTATATCAAATATAGTATTATAAAATCCTGTAAATATTGGTAATTGTGTTTTAATTTTCATTCTTTTTAACTCTCACTTTCTTTTTTTGTGGTATACTCCACGTTGATTTATTGCCGTTTATTCTTTTTGATATATATATGAGTTTCATTATATGCCCTTTATTTTATTAATTATTTGATTATGTGTTAATTTTGCACTATCTCTGAAAGTATAATATTTATTATTAATACGAGCATAAATATCAGTAATAATACCTGAATAGTATTCAGGAAATATAAAAGATTCAGTGCTTTCTTTTTGTGTCCAATTTTCTGGAGGTAGTTCACAAAGCATATTTTCAAATACTTGGTAGTTTATTTCTTTAGGCTTTGTTTTATTTTTATCATCTATTTTTTTACAAGCTCTTTCAATATCCATTACAACTACATTTTCATTTTCAAGCTTTACTTGTTCATATGTTTTTTTATAAATACTTGTTAAGCCTTGTTTATTAATAGCGTCTATAACAATATTTTTAACTATGTCATAATAAACAATACAATTGACTGGTGCTAAGATTGTTCCTTGTTTACTATCATATTTTAAGACATAAAATTTATTGTCTTTTATCATTGCATTATCATCTAAGTATATTGTATTCATTTTATTTCCTTATTTAGTTTATTTAATTACTTGTCTTAAAGTTAAATTACTTTAAATTTATTTACCGAACAACAATTATTTACATAATGTAAAGAATATATTTAATTAATAGACGAGAACAAAATTAAATTAATTCTTTTAATATGTTTGTAATATCAATTTGAGCCGTAATATCGAGCCGTTCTAAGTACATTTCATACATAGTAAGAGACAACAAGTAAAAGGTTTGTTTTTGGTTTTTGGTTTGGTGTTTGGATCAAGATTATTTTAAATATTTAAGATTTATATATTTAGTATAGAATTAAAAACATTAAGAATTACGGCTTTTATGTCTCTTATTATGCTTGTATTATCTACTAAACGTGCTATTTAAGCCATTAAAATGATCCAGGCATACCATAACATACCCTAAGAGGTATATTTGCTTAAAAAGGGGTGTTAGGGGGATAGACTCACAGATTTTCTTGTCGGAACCCCTTCCACAAAAAAGGTAGATACTAAGTACCATCTCTCAAAAATAAAAAAAATAGGAAAAATGTACCAACAAGTACTAAATTATGGAGTATGCAGACGACACCAGCACAAAGAAAACCCCACAAAGTACTAGCAATAGAACTTTTCGCACTAAATCCTGCTATTACAGTTAAAGAAGTTGCCTCTAAGGTAGGTGTATCTGATATATGTGTAGCTAAATGGCGACAAGATCCTATGTTTATAGATAAGATTTATGAAAGGTATATGACTGAGTTTGGCTCACAGTTACCTGCTGTTATTAATGCTATGGTAAGGGAAGCTAAGCACGGTAATGTACAAGCTGCTAGGTTAGTACTAGAGCATAGTGGAAAACTCGTTAAAAACGTCAATATTACCATTGATAGTCCTTTTGAGAAGTTTCTTAAGTCTGATGATATACAAGATGCAGAGATTGTTGAGATATTTGATGATGTGGTGATACCAGAGGATTTACCTGAAAGAAAACCTTCTAAAACTGTTAAACAAGAAAAGGTAGCGTTAAAGAGTGAGATAGAAAAAGATAGATACGACAATAAAAAGAAAACACGTAATGATATGCGTAAGGAATGGTATCGTTGGAAGAAAAGAGCTGAAGCTGTAGGTATTAAACCATTAAGTGCTAAACGCCCTACTAAAGGTCAAAGAAAAGAGTGGGAAGAATCTATTGTTGCTGCTGAGGAATCTACTTAACGTATTTACTTACTAGTTTTTTAAGTATCACAAACGCCAGAATAGCACCAAGAACTGTTATAACATCTACTAAATGACTACCTGAATCACTTTCAAGACTACCCATAGGAGTTACTATTGTTAGTTTTTTAGTTTGCTTATTCATCTACCATACCACCTTTTTCCATAATTCTTAAAAATTTGTCTTTTAATCCGTTTCCTGATAGTCTTGCGATTATTTCTACTTGAGCCTTAAAGATTCCGTTTAGTTTCTTTTGCTCCATTTGTACTTTCTTTTGTTGGTCGATTAATTTGATAATAATACCTTCCAACCTCTTGAAGTCTTGATCTAACTCTGTCATTAGAGTTTCCTGTATGAACTTGTTCTGCCTCCATATAAAAAATCCGAACGCTATCGTCATCGTAACTGGTATTCCAAACTGTTCCAATACTGCTAAAATATCCATTTTTCTCCACTAAGCTATGCCCATAAAGGGTATTGTGTTATCTTCCATTAAATCGCACATTTGTTTGTATGTGTCTTTTTCTATTTGCACTAACATATCTTCGTCTTTGTAAAATTCTCTTTCGTATTTATCGTCTTGTTCTATATCTTTAGCTAAGTAATCTATAAGTATGTTTAGTTTTTCGTGCATATTGATTACGTTTCTTAGTAGGATTTCTATTGCTTCGGCTTCAGAATCTTTCATTATCACTTCCTCATTGATTTATACAGTAATTTATTAAACTTTTTGCTAAATTCCTTGTATATTTTATCAACTAAAGCAGATGTTCCTCTTATTAATAGCTTTCCTCTACTTCTTGCTACTATAAACTCTCTTTGTGGTACATCTACAGGGTGTCCATCTGGTTTTACCCACTCAAAATCACTTTCTCTATGACTTCTATATGGTATACCACCACCTGTAGGTTTATTTGCAGTAATACCTCTTTTACTACCTTTTAAACTATTAGCTAAATTTCCTGTATCAAATAAAGGTCTTGCATTTGCATCTTTTTTCTTTCTAGGGTTTTTATCTGACAATTTAGGTTTTACTTTACCTTCTAATATAAAACGAGAAGATGTTTCTGCTACTTTATGCGACAAACCTTCATTAACAGTTTCAAATAACTTATTACTCTCTAACTCTTTAAGAGCTTTCTTAAAATTTATATTATACTTGACTTCTATCATCTTCAGGCTCTATTAGTGCTTGGTTTGCTGTTAGTTTAGTATTTGCTTCTTCTATGGTTAAGTCTTTATTGTATTCAACCATTAGTTCGGCTTTGCTCATCAATCCTAGTGATAGTCTATGATTGTCTAGTGCTATCTGGTCTTGTACTGTCATTGGATAATCAGGCTCATTAAAGTCTAATTTTAATGTATCTGGCATACTAATGTTTAATACACTAGCTATTTTACGTTCAATTTGATACATTTCGTGTTCATATCGTTTCCAAAGCTCTAAATCGTCTTGATAATCTTCAAAACTTTCTAAATCCTTAATTTTTAAGGCTATACCACTAGGAGTTTCGCCACCATCTTGTGCAAACTGTACAGATAAATGATTATTTTGTGCTACAAGCTCCATTTGGAACTTAACATTCTCAATAACCTTGTTAATATCACCTGATGGCGATTTTATATCATAATTTGCACCATCTGGCAGTTCTAATATAACATCTGAGCCAAATCTTTGTCTATTTCCTAAATCTGCTCCTGACACTACAGGTTGTCCAAACATTTGAAACCTTAGACCAAGTTGCATTTCTGTCATTGTGATGTTTATGTGTTCGTTAGCGTTCATTATATCATTTGCACCTTCTACATAAAAAGAATCACATTGATGCTCTCTGTGTGTAAATGCAAATGGTAAAACGCCATATCCGTGTTCTTTTTGCTCTAAAATATTACCTTCTTCATCAAATATAACATATTCTATATCATTCCAATGTATATATTGTAATTTATCTGAATTGCTAGAATCATCTACATAATTCATTAAAGGATAAGATATTGCAACAGGTTTAAATGGATCATCAGCAAAGAAAGGATGAAAATAATATATTGGTTGATAATCAAAGTAAGGCATTTCTCCATCAACATACATAATTCTAGTAGCTATTGTTCCAATTAAACGTGTCATTCTTTCTATATGTTTCATTTTTGAATCTTTTAAAACAGAAAAACTATCATATTTTTCATTAACATTTCTACTAGCACCAATAGTATATACTCTTGACATTTTATTTATAAATTTTTTGGTAATATTTGCTTCATACGGAGGAACTTCTCTAAATGCTTCTAAATCAAACTTGGAAGCTATATAATTTGCAGTATCATTACCATTGTAATAATCTAATAATTTATTAACATAATTTTCTCTTTGTTTGTAATTATAGACTTTTAACTCTTTTAAACTTTCTTGTATTATATCTGTTTCTTCGTATATCATCTGTTCCTTACCTTTATTTGTCTGTTTTTAATTGGAAAATGGTTAATAAAAAAATATCTTAACTGGTCACATCCGTGGTCGTGGTATCCGTCTTTTAATGGTTCTTGTTTTAACGGCTTACTATCTTGAGCCTCTGGATACCTGTAACTTTCTAAATCTTCTGCCATACCTATGCAGTTGTTGTTTAGGTGTAGGTATCTTTCGCCATTGGCGTTTTCTACAAAACTTCTAACGTGATTAACACCTGCTGTTATGCTTCTTGATGCTTTATCTGTTATTGTGTTTACTGCTATACCCATTTTTCTAAAAATTTCTATATCTCCTACGCCTGACTGTCCTTGTGCCTGTAACCCTGCTGGGTCACCATAATATCTCATAACATTATATTTTTTACTTCTAATTCTTTGTGCTAATTCGTCTGTCTTAATGTTTGTTTCGTGTATTATCTCGTCTATCATATTTATATGCCATTCACCATTTACTCTGTAGGTTTGATACCATCCCACAGAAGGCATCCTGTACCCAAAATCAATACTACAAAAAGTAGGAAGATGTGGGTTATAAGGATAGTAGCCGACATCAATATTCCTATCAAAAGGATAAA